GGAAGCACAAAATCAGCAAATGCAGGTTTACTAGCCTCGTCACAATTTTGGGCAACATATGCTGACGGCTTAGGCGAACTAAACAACAGGCAATATGAGCAAGGATTAATAGACGCAAATAAAAAACCTGAAAAAACAGAACGAGAAAAGTTTATTGATCAATATAGAGTTCCATTATTAGTACCAGTTACAACAGGTGGAATGGACGGTGAAACAAACGTTAGTTATATGACAATAAACCCCGAATTAATGGAAACTCGTATGAGTGAATTAATGGGTTCAATGTTTGTTCAAGGTATTCAATACACATATCAAAATGGCGTTAATTTTAAAGGATTTTTAGACGCAGTTAAGGGTTTACCACCTGCTTTTACAAAATCATTAGAAAATTTATATGAACTTTTTGATGGAGAAGTGCCAACAGAAAAAGAATTAAAAGCCGCTGTTGCAAAAGAATTGGGTAAACAAGGCGCAGATATGCTTGGTGAGTATTTGCAAAGCAAATTACCAAAGAAAAATCCAAGCATTAAAGAAAGCACTCTTCCACCACATGAATACGAATACAATATTTATGACGAAACATATAAGAAAAAATAATGTGTAAAAAGTGCAAAAAAATAAGAAAAATTATTAAGCAAATCATTTTAAGGAGAAACAAAAAAATGAGAATGACTGAATTATTAACAACCACGCCAATAGCACAAAGGCGAAGTGTAAGAGGCCTAAAAAAACGGGTTCTTACTAGCTTTGATGCAGGAAAAATTATTCCATTATCTTATGAGTGGTTAATGCGAGAGGACGCAGTACAGTCTGGACGTGTACGTATAAACGTACAATCAGAAATGTTTGCGGACGGAATGCCAATGAACGGCATAGCAGTAAATGTATATGCACACGCAGTATCACAAGCATGCTATGAACGTTTTGGCGGAAGCATCGATGAGGTTAACAAATCATATTCAAAAGAAAATGGTGCGGCAGGAAGCGTAGTCCCATTTTTTGAAAGCAATAAAATTTATAATCATACAACAAATTCTATTTATACAGCTTTTTCAGATGCACCAACTATAGATACTGATTTTACAGCATCACATTTATCTGCTTCATTGTTTTATCAAACAATGGGTATTCATACTCAAGCAACAAATTTAAATACAACACCTGTTGAAGCCTATAATGCAATTGTTAATCACAGACGCAAGGCACGTTCAAAATCGTTACCATTAAGAAACGCATTTGACCACACATTGGCTGAAGCGTTTTGGTTAAATACTGGATATAATGATATTGTTGCAGATTTCGACGCCAAGCTTTTGGATGGCGAAGTATCTTTGCAAGGATTGACATTTCAAGCACCAATTAAATCATTAAGAACATCAGGCGGAAAAACTGCATCAAACAATGATACATTTACTGGATCACTTGGATATTCGCCTGAACAAACAGGTTCAACAATAGTTGATGATGGCGATTATTATTTATTTGATGAAATATTTGCAGAATTGCAGACAGGCGGTAATGCTACAATGTCATTGGCTGATTTAGATCAGGCACGCAAAACAGTATCATATGCAAAATTAAGAAGTAAGTACGATTGGATAACGGACGAGTACGTAATCAATTTACTTATGCAGGGAATCACGATTCCATCATTATTGCAAACGCAACCAATATTAATTGGTAAAAAATCAACTATGTTGAATTTTAATGAACGTTTTGCAACAGATGGCGCAAACTTAGATACTAAAGTTGCGAATGGTTCAGCATCAATTGATATGAATATATCAACTCCACGTATGCCATACGGTGCTGTAATTATGTATACAATGGAAGTTGTGCCAGAACAGCTATGGGAACGGTCAAAAGACCCGTTTTTATACACAACAGACACAGATACATTGCCAAACAGTTTGCGTGATACATTGGATCCGCAGAAGGTGCAAACTGTCAAGGCAGATACACTCGATGTAAACCATACTACCCCTAATTCTACATTTGGCTATCAACCATTAAACAATCAATGGAAAATGGATTGCGTTCGCGTAGGTGGTAAATTTTACCGTCCTGCAAACGATGCATTCACAGAAGATAGGCAAAAAATATGGGGTTGTGAAACTTTGAATCCGACTCTTTCGGAAAGCCACTATTTGGTCAAAGATCTTCATAAAAAGATCTTTGCAGATCAGGTGGCGGATAGT